ACTACTATATAAATCGGATGTGGTTATATAATTTCCAAGGCCATATCTCTTATTTATAAGCCAATCTCTGATACATAACATAGTATTATTGGAGTATCTGGTTACATATGTTGTGCCATCCCATTCATCTTTTACATTATCTTCATCTTCCCATTGAGCATCATCACTATTCCAATACACATCTTCAAAATTGTTGGTATCCATATCGGGCACGGATATTTTTTTACCTCTAACTAAGGTAGTTACATTTGGTATCCCCCCAGATAGTTGACCAGTAGCTTTTATTCTTAATCCTAATAGTGCTGTGTTTGGGTATATATACTTACCTTGATTCATTTCAGTAACTGATTGTAGGAGTAGAGTATCTGCTACTGTAGGAGCATCTGATACTTTAGTCATTCTTCGTAGACGTATATCATATATATTTACACCCTTAGTGCCATCTAAACCGCCCTCTTCTGAGAAATCAAGCTCTGCCGTAGTCCATATACCAGTTCTCTGATTATCTCGTATCCTCCAATATTCTTTACTGCCAGTTACATAAGATAAGCTTATCTCATCACCTATTAATCTCTTCATAGTAGCATCATCGTTATATATAGCAAATGTAAACTTATATGTGTCCTCTATAACAACAGGCTCATAGTTCATAGGATAAACTGTAGTACCTATACCATAATCTATATCCCGGAGCTTTGATTGTGTAAGGACACGATTTGCAGGCTTTACAATATCCCCAGACAATGTTTTTACATTATAGATGTATGTATAATTCCACATATAATTTATTGCACTCTTCTTACTGGCATCTGTTATTTCTACAGTATATTTTGGTGGTGCAACTATATCAAACTTAATTGTATTACCATCAGCAAATCTAGGCTCATGACATGTTGCATGACCTATTGCAGATAAGTTATCTGGGTTATCTTCAGTATAGCTTACCGTAAAGTCATTATTCGGGGTAACTGCAATATAGGTGGTTTCATTAGTTTCTTTATAATCTATATAGTAATATACTTCGCGAGTTATAAAGCTCCCATTATCTAACTCATACAAAGCTGGGGACTTAATTTGTATTTTAACCATATCAACAGGTTTTGTGGTTGTATAAGTTACTTCTTCATTATCCTCAAGTCTGCCTATCTCATCTCCAACATCAAATTGGCTTCTAGCACTTGAAAAATACGGTATCTTATTTTGGGCCGTTGGGTTATACACACTTTTATTAGCGTCTTTATCGTTAGTTCCAGTTCTATACCACCACTCCGTATTTTGATAATTCCTCAATGGTTGATCATCTATCTCTATGGCAGGATTATAGTATGTGGCATCTCCAGTAATTGCATCTACACTAGCTGTATAAGAAGTATTACATACAGATGCATAATTGTTCTCTCTGGCTATTCCATCTATCTCACCCTCGCATAGAGCTATCAACATGTAGAGATAGTTATCTTTACTGTTTTCATTCTCAGTGAATACAGATATTACATTACCACCAACTCTGTGACATCCATATACAACTGGGACTGGTGCCCCGTATTTGGCTGTAGTTTTTATTCCTGACCAACTATAAGTTTGAGTTTCTCTATTTCCAGTAGAAAGTAGTGGCATATCTGGTTGCAGTATCATTTGCATTAACCCACCTAATGCCATAGAGATTCCTATAGCCATACCCGTAGCAGCTATCTCAGCACCGGATACCCCCAGAAAAGTCCATCCTGCAATTCCTCCAGCATACCATGATGCTGCTATCAATGCAATGCCTATTATTACTTGTAGGAATCCACCTTTACCACCAGCTATAACTGGAGTTATAACTATTTCATCATACCCCTTCACTAAACATAAAGCCCAATCATCCACAGAAATCTCAATGCCATTAACATATATAGTTACCTTTTCCTGCATTACAAGATCATAGATCTCATCATTCTGCATACGGGCATACTCTGCCGCACAGTGAATCATGTGGGGATTATCCACAGATTCAAATTTAGATGGCTCATCTAATAGATTTCTGAAAGTGACTAGGGCCATACTATTTATCGTCTCCTTTAAGTCTCATAACAGCGTACAATCTGTCCTCAAATGATGTTCCCATTAATCTGGCTATCTCTGATGTTTTGCCTTCTTCTATATGGAGTAGCTTATTGTCCCCAAGATACATTCCAATATGGTCGGCTATCCTACTACCTGTGTACCTGCAAAATATCAATCCATCGTACATTTTGTAAGGGGGATCAACTCTATACCAATATGTGTACATATTCTCTGTTATTTGGCTACCGTCCCAATTACGATCATACCCTAAATGATTTAGTTTAGGTAGCTCTACGCCAAGCATCTCTTTATATATAAGGTGAAGTAGGCCAAAGCAATCCAAACCTTCAATAGATAAACCGGATTTTTTATATTTTAATCCTATATATTTTTTGAAATTTGGCATGCTAAGTCTCCCTTACCTATTTTATTTAACCAAGTTGTAAAGGTTTCTGTAGAATAATACTTATAGTTATTATTAATAAAATCCGGCTCAATAGAAGTTTTTTTCTTTAAATTATATAATATAGATGATGATATGCCTAATAATGTACAATAAAAGCCTATGGTTTTATACTTCTTTCTATTTTGTCTATAGGTATATAGTTCCTTATATAATTTATATTTTCTACTCATAACTATAGTTTTTAGGTCTGTGTAGATCCAATTTAAGAATGTCATGGAATCGTTTGTACTAGCTCTAAGTCTAAAACAAGTTTTCATTCGTTCTAATGTCAAATTAACTTTAATAATAGTGTGTAGTTTGTCTCTTATTGCAGAAAGCATTAATTCACTCCCACCTACTATAAAGATTGTTTTATTAAGCCTATTTATTCCGCCATCTCCTTCCCAATATCCTTGTATAAAATATCTAAAATAATAATCAGATATATATGTAGGAAGAGAGCATGTCAATGATTTGTTTGAAGTAAATTTATATTTATCTCTTAAAATTTTGGCTAACTTTTTACTATTGATACCTGCAGTAGCTATATTTGGTTTAGATTTATAATTTCTAACTGGCATATTACTAAACTGACCCACTAGATCACATAAGAATTTTTTATCTTTTGTATTGAGATTAAAAGATACTAGATTATTATAGATATTTCCATCGGCCATCCAAAATCCAATAAAGTGAAAAAGTTGTGGAGTTAAAGTATCAAAAAAATTGTAATACACTTCATAAGGCAGTACATGATAAAAACTAGTACTTATCCCCAACCTATTCAACTTAGCCTTTGTACCACACTTTCCTCTTTTAATCTTTTTTGCTATCTTCTCAATAGGCATAGTTCCTGCTAATGCTATAGCATATCCTACTTCTTCCTTAGTCCAATATTTACAGTGTCTCCCACTCATACTAATCACTCTCCTCTTATAAAGTCTCTCAATTGTTAAAGTGTAGCAGGAGGATGAGAGGACTACCTCTTTTCAGGTCGCGATTCCCTAGCTACACAATATAGTTATCTTGCTACGTAAAAAGATTTTCTAGGGATCGACAAAAATCCGCCGAAGCGACTTGCATTCACCCTTTCCTTACAATCATTTATACTTAGATCACAAGTGGGGTAAGTAGCAAAGTAACCAGCTTGCACACCACACGATGTATCGTTATACTCCCACTGACACTCATGACTAAATGTTCTTCCAGGGATCTGAGCTCTCTTAATATCAAACTTAGATTTGCAATTAAACACTACTGCCTGTTCTGAAGAAGAAGCTGAATCAATATAAAATTTCTCTTTGATCGTCGATCTCTTATCTGGAGTAGTACCTATGAATGTATATCCTACTCCTGAAGGAAGATTCCTAGCGAAGGCAGTCATCACGTAGATGTCTTTTCCTCTCAAATACTCTTGACTGTGGAGAATGCCCTCCATTACCCTATCGACATTAGGTATAACCAGAGTTATGCCCGAGATTTCTCCATCTATATTAGACTTTAGGACATCCCCTTTGATGGGAAATCCAATATAACAGGTCGTAGCATCGAGAAGATCTCCTGAAGAATCAAGCTTATACCCAGTTACGTCATGATTCCAATCAACATAATACTGATAATCAGTTCCGCTTTGAGAAGCATTTACAACAAACATATGGATTGGCGATACAGCCTCAACATCTGTTTGTATGTCTGCGAAGGTTGCTGTTACATCGTAACTCATATTATCTCCTTAAACACTAGGATATTTACCTACAAAAGCTACTGTTCCAGATCTAGTATACCCACCATCACCAGTTAAATCAATATCTTGGTTGATATGAGGGCCAATTTTAAAATTAGCTATAGGATCTGGTACACAGAAGGCTTCGTATGCTGGATAGAGCTTACCATAAGTAGCAAAATTAGTGGATGTTAAATCACCATAATCTACACCACTCCTATTAATAGTAATAGAAGCGTTTGCTGTTTTTGTTAGATACGGTGCTAATCTCCATCCATAAGTTGCAGTATAGGCACAAGCATATATCTTGGTATTAGCCCAATACCTAGTGTTACTCAGGGCAGGTTGCCAATTCCCTCCAGCAGTAACATGTACAGAAGAGGGGGTAATACCTCTGGAAAAATCAATGACATAGAAAGAAGATAGTCCACCCTGAGCAATAGAATTAACAAAATGCTCTATCTGGTTATATTCTCTAGCAAAGATATTCTCATATTCATAAGATAAAGTAATAAATGGATTAGCCTTCTTTCTGGTAGATATACTCTGTTGTTCAAACTGAGAGACTAATACATTATGAACATCTTTTGAGGTTACCCCCTTATTGGGCTCAAACATGTTATATTCTACACTATCTATTAATCCTGTAGCATTATTCTGAACTGTACCTATAGGAAATAAATACGCCACTCACCTACACCCCCTACGCTCTTAAAGCTCTATATATTGGTCCTCGTTTGTTGAGATCAGCACCTATGGTATTGATTATGACCCTTTCGCCAGATTTACCAGCCATTGCGCCTGCTATATCGTCTTTAGTTAAGACATTTACTATGTTTATCGGTTGTTTATCATCTTTGTCTCTGGCATATCCAGAGACGCTATCCTTATTAATATTCTCAGATGGTATAACCAACTCTTTCTGTGAGGCATTGTCCCCTAACAAAGCCAAAGTAGGATTTCCGGTGATTCCACCCCTTGAGAAACTTCGGAATGCCTTTATGGATGGGAGGATGCCACCTCTGGCTGCACGTATTGGAAGATTGGATACACTACCAGTACTAAATGTGCTAGATATGACACTACTACTACCAAAACCGCCACTCACGGCACCACCAATTGAGCCCGCAACTTTAGTAATCCCCATCACAATCTGCATAGCTATCCATTCATTGATAGCATTCTGAACAGCTTTAGCTAGATTTAAGAAGAAGTCTTTAAAAACTTCACCAAGATTTTTGATGGGATCTTCTAAATCGTTTATCTCCCCCTTAAGACGAGATATTTCACTAGATATTAGGGACGCCTCTTCAGCTTGCCCATCAGCTATAGCTTCTTTATACTGCTGTTCGAGCTCTGCCAACTCCCCTTTTAGGGAATTGGCCTCCTCTTTTTGTTCTTCAAATCCTCTGGTTATGGAGTTAAAAGCTTCTGTTAGACCACTTATGACTTCATTTTCTGCCATATCAATAAAGTTATTACGCCAGTCAGCTACTTTTTGCTCTACACTTTTATATACTCTGTATAGGGCATTAGCGTCTTTTTTAATTTCTTCATGTTTAATTTTTATTCCTTCTGAAACCTTGTCTAAATCCTTCCATACCTTTAATAATTCTCCGCCAGTTAATTTTGTACCTTCAAAAGCTGTATTAGTAGCTAGTATACTCTCATACATAGCTTTTTGTCTTTGAAGTCTCTGCTCTTCCAGATCTAATATTCTTTCTTTATCACCTGGGGTATCTATCTTTACATCACTAATTTCATTAGTGAGTTTCAATATCTCTTCTTGAGCAGCAATTTCAATATTATATATTTTTTCATCTAATTTAATTCGATCAGAAATTGCGATATGTTTTTCGTATACAGCAAGTAAAATTCTATTATATTCTGCAGATCCACCAAGTAGTTTACCATGTTCATCATTCAATTTCTTGAGTGACATCACACGATCTTTGTCTGCTTTAGCTTGTCGAGCAACAAATTTATCTCTAGTTGTTAATGATTTAATTTCTAGTTCTCTAGACATAGCCTCAGTAGACATCTTTTCTCTTGTCTGTTCTAATATAGATCTTGTACGTTTAATTTCTTCTTTATCTATTTCTGGTTTCTTAGTCTTCCATTCTTCTTTAGCTCTAGCATCAGCAAACATTCTCCTATCATCAGCTATTTTCTTTTCTACCTTACTAGTAGTTTTACCAAAGTTCTCTGTATCAGTTTGGACTTTCCTAAGCCATTTAGAATAAGATTCTAACCACTTATTGGGGTCTTTAATATCTTTTAGTGCTTTTCCTATTATATCAAATGGAGCGGAAGTTTTAATGGAGCTTGCTATCTTTTCTACGATCTCTAAGTTTTCTGCAGTAACCTCCCACCCAGAATCCTCCAACCATGCCTTAGCATCTGCTGCAAAATGCTTACTACTCTTTTTCAAGCTAGCCCCTATTTTGGCCAATTTATCGAATAATTTTAAGCCCTCCTTATCCAATAAATCCAGTAATACCTTATTTTGTTTTGGATACTCCTTTAAAAATTTATCAAATTCTGGATGAAGTTTTCGATAGTCAGCAAAAACTTCCCTATGTATAACTTTTTGCTCTCCGAGAGTTAGAAACTTAGCCTCAACTTCATCTAGCATTGTTCCGAGCTCTTCAGTAGCTTCTGTTGAGTCTATTATATTTTTGACAAATCCCAACATAGTTTTACCTGTAGCCTCTTCATATGCTTTCATAACTGGAGCTAAGGCTTTAAATAGTCTTTCTATTCCTCCCTCTATCGTAGTATCTATAGTAGTAAGTATTTCTTTTGCCGCTAATTTAGCCCTTAAACCGGCTGCATTCAATGCCAATATTGCATTCCCTTTCTTGGCTTCAGATTCTTCCAGCTCCGCTTCCCATTTATCTAATGCACTTTTAGCTGCTCGTACAGCAACTTCATTAGGGCTAATTTCTGATTCTTTTTTGGCTGCAACTAAGGCATTTTTATATATGCCAACCAATCTTTTTGCGTCACTTATCTCTTCTTCAGCCGCTTTTAACTCCCTATTAGCTTGTGCTATTTCTTTCTCAATTATAGCTACTTTTAGTTCTGCTGACATCTGTTTAGTCTGGTCAAGATCCTTTTTTCTTACTTCAATAAGTTCCTCATATTTTTTCTTTATTTCATTTATGCTCTTTCCCTCTAAATGCATAACATGTAAAAGAGCATTCTTAGCAATTAGTTGCTCAGCCTCTACTTTATTTGATTTTTTCATAGCAGCAGTGTATTTTTCTATCATCTGCTCACCACTCTTTAGAATAGCCTCTTCTTCTACTATCTTAGCATTAGTCTTAGCTAACTCTTCACTCATACCGGCCAACCCATACTTTGCTTTAGCAAAATAGTTAATTAAAGGTATAATTGCAGAAGTAAGAGCTATAATTACCCAGTTAAGAATAGATAGTTTCTTAAGCCACGTCCAAGCAAACCTAGCTGCTACTCCTATATTCATAAGAACTTTTTTTGTAGTAGTAAATGACTTAAGTGTTTTTCCTACAAACAAAAGACCAATCGTACTACCAATCCAAGTTAGTATTTTTAATACCATCTTAGCTGACTTAGACATACCTTCTAAATGAGTGGCTCCAGCATTAATACTATCTAAAAACAATTTCATCATAGGAGAATATTCATCATAGATAGCATCTGCCAAAATGATCATAGTGTTCTTTAACTGAGTAGCTTTGGACTGTAACGACTCCATTTGAGTTGCTGCCATTGTAGCTGCTGTACCTAACATACCTAAAGAGTCTATAAATCCCCTAAGCCCACTAGCCTTACTTATAAGAGCAGCTACAGCAGATGCAGCTCTACGATCTAATCCCTTAAATGCACTTGCAGCATCAAAACCAGCACTTTTCAATCTCTCTAAAACAGTAACCAAGGAACTTTTATGATTACCTACTATAGCAACATCTCTCAGAGTCAGACCCACCTTATGTAGTTCTACCCCAAATCTCTTTGAGGGTTTAACCAATTCCCCAAGTAATGACCTAAGACCAGTACCAACCTTACTCATTTTGATACCTTGATTAGCCATCATACCAATAATACCGGCAGTTTGTTGTAAAGATAGTCCTACTTGTGGGGCTACTCCAGTCAAATATTGTAGTGCTGTACCTAAACCTTTAATTTGAACTTTAGATCTATTGACAGTACTAGCTAATACATCTACTATATGTTCTGTATTGGCAGACTCTTCGCTCCAAGCTTTCATTACAGTTGTAACTAAATCAGCAGCAGTCTCCATATCTGTCATAGTAGCTGTAGCTAACATAGCAACATCCTTAATAGCATTAGATACTTCACTAGCCTCTAAACCAGCTTGGCCTAACTTAACCATACCAGAAGCTATTGTAGTAATATCAATATTAAGAGACTTAGCCACCTTCTTTAGAGAAGCGTCCATAGCCAACAGCTCTCCATCAGCAGACTGGGTAACTGCTTGCAGGTTGGCCATAGCTTGCTCTAACTCAGTCACTTTACGAAAACCCTCAGTTATGCCTCTATAGATAGCCCAAAAACCCCTAAGCTGTATAAACCATCCGGCTCTCTGCCTAAACCAAGCTGGGCTTAAAAATCCTTTTCTGGCCTCCCTTTTATCTAGTTCTTTTCTAAACGATTTTACTTCAGCTTTAGCTTTCCGTAAATCAAATCCTTTAGCTTTCACTAATTGATTATTTAATTTCTCTAGTTTATTTATCCCTGCTGTAGTCTTACCACCCTTTTCCATCTCTATTCTAAGAGCACGTCTTTCCTTCATCAATTTATGCAACTCTAAGGCTCTCTGCCTAGTTTTTTCCGCAGCCGCTACTTTAGCTATGGCCATTCTAACTTTAATTTCTTTTTTAAATGTAGTTATGCCAAGCTCTCTCAATCTGGTTTGTACTTTATCTAATTGAACAGCCTTTTCCTTTACAAAAATACCTGCCTTTATATCAGCGTTTAGTTTAGTTTCCTCTTTTCGCAGAGATCTTATTATATCTCGTTTTCTACTCATAGCTTGATTATACTCACCAGTTACTTTTAGCTCTGACTCATAAACTTCTCTATCAAGTCCACTCCTTGGAGTAACTCTTAGCCCTTTTTCTATAACCTTTTTTCGCTCTTCAGACAGTTTTTTTGCAGAAAGGGCACCATCCTTATTAAGTTTGACTTGAATAGCCTCCAATTTGTTAAGATTTACCATAGAAACATTGCCTTTGGATATAACTCCTACAAGCTCTTTTCTTGCAACAATCAAACTCTTAATTTTATCTGCCTGTCTTTCAGTGTTTTCTTGTCCAGCTACCGCAACCATTTTTCGCCAAGCTGTAACATCATCAAGCACAACTTTCTGTCGTTGTTTTCTTAATTGAGTTTGGACTTTAGTTAGTTTTATAGAAGTGGTTGCTACATCTTTACTTATCCTCATATCTTGGACTAACTTATTCTCTGCTATTCTAAGCTCTTCAACAGACCTTCTTTGTCTAGCATAGGCCTCATCCCCACGCTTTGATAATCTAATTTTTTCCTCATACTCAGTTTTTAAGCCTGGATCTTCACTTATTTTACGTTCTCCAAATCTTGCTCCGGTGGGAGCCTCAGCCACTTTTCTATAGGCAGCTTTTATTTTATTTCCAAATTCTATTACTTTTTTATTATACTCAGCAGCCTCCTTACCGAAAACTGCCTCAACACGATTTATCGCATCTCTTACCTTAGCTTCTCCACCCTCCGTACCGATCTTTTCAGAGGCCGTATAGAAATCAATCAAAGCTTTTGTTTGTTCCGCAGTGAGTTTTCCTATCTCGTTAATCTTTTCCCTAACTCCTTCTAGTGACCCTCCTCCAGTATTCTTATCCCCTTCTACCTTCTTAGCCCCCAAAGTATCACGCATTCTGCTCAACAATACGCCTACTATATTAGATTTTTCTGTACCAACTTTATTTAATTGTTCAAAATCTTTTATAAGTCTTTTAACAGTACCATGAATTTTCACTTCAGCTCTATTTAATCCAACTATTCCTTTATTTGCTGCCTGAGTCCAATTATCAAAAACACCATCAATGGCCACCCTAGCAGTTTTGATGAACTCCTTAGTTTTAGAAAAAGGATCTCCCTTGACCAAACCCCCCAGCCCAATTCTAGTAACACCTTTTTGGAAATTGTCAAGTAGCCCCTCTGCCTCGGCTATCCCATTCTGAATTCTGCTAGTATCAAAACCAACAGATACATTAATGCCACCTATAGAGGCCATCTAAGAATCACCCTTTTTTGTTTTTAGCCACAGGAATGCCAAGCATAGTAAGTTTCTTCTCTATGCCTCCTGCATCATTCTTCCTATCTTGTTGCTTCTTTATTTTATCCCAATCCAAAGCTCGCATAAATTTGTCCCATGAGCTTTGTTTAGCCCTAAGACTTTTCTGTGAGTCTGCAGGATAAGAAAATGAACAACTATTTGCCACTGTGATCGCAAGTGCTCGTTGCTGTTCAAGCTCTGCCTTACATGATTTTTCGTAGAATAAGTAGATTTGAGGAATAGTGAAGTCCCATCTAAGGGATTCAAGGGAAGTGCCGATACCGCTGGATAGAAGTGAATAGAAGATATCGCCTATCCCGAGTTTCTGGGATTTGCGATTTACTTTAGTTAGTCCTTTACTTCCTCCACCATCTCTGGTCTCTCCGATAGAGTGGTGGAAACTACGTTTTTTATGATCTCTGAATTCTGGCGATAAATTATGAGTGCCGTCTTAACACCATCTTGCATAGACAGCTCTTTAATATTATCCTCACTTGCTCCTACTGTCATAGCTATAAGTTCCAATAATTCTGCGGAACAGATTGTGAACAATCGAGCTATTGTAGTATAAGAAACTACAGATTCTGTTGAAGTGAAAAGCTTATCTAAACCTTTCTTCTCTATCTTGTCAAGTACTGATTCCAATAGGGAGGAAATTTCAAACAACTTACCAAAACTCCAAGGTTTAATAGTATATTTACCTATCTTTACATCAGGAAAGAGGATCTCCTCTTCGCTCTTCTTCTCTTTTGCCATTGCTTTCTCCATTACATATATTTCGTTTTTGTAGATCATAATAAGTGCATCCGCTGCCAGTATGTGATCTGTGATGACACTCAGCACATAATGTTACACCCATATCAAGGTCTAGTGACTGCATATCATTAACATTTAATCCTTCATAGTGATGAGCATTTACACCTTCTGTTTCGCCACATATTTGACATTCATAGTTATCTCGCTCTTTTATCATTTTAGCCCAGACTGCATAATCTGGGTGTCGCTGATACTTTTTAAATCCTTCAGGCCACTCCCTCTTTCCAAATATAGGGCAGGAATACTTACATTCATCTGAGCAATAGAATCTGTAACCATCTATGTTATTATTTAATGAGGCTACTCTACTATTTACTGCTTTATACTTAGGGGTAAACCATTCATTGCAATTTGTACATTTTACCTGTAAATACTCCCCTTTTTGTCGAATTTCTTCTCTCCAATCAATTCTATTTGCGTACGCTTCGTATAAAGCAAACTCGCCCTTGGTTACTCTACGTAATAAGCGACATCCTGCTTTAAACTCTCTCCAAGTAGCTATATATTCATGCTCCTCACAGTTTTTAATCTTTAATTTGGTTGAGAGAGAAGTATATGTGTTGCTCAAAAGAGTACATCCAAAAGATGCCATATAGCCTCTAATATAGTTAATATTTGTTTTCTTCGACTCTTTAAAGCACTCTGGACATCTGCTACCAGCATAAGTATCTCTCCACGTAGGAAAATAAATATGACCTTTGTTACATTTAACTTTTAATTTAGTTTTATTGTTTATATACGTAGTGGATAATAATACGTACTTTATATTATCAAGATATTCTCTGACTTTTTCAATAGATCCCCATCTCTTATCTTTATCACACTTTGGACATCTACACCCTGTTTGAAAGTCGCTCCATTTAACTGGATAGGTATGCCCTTTATCACATTTAATTCTTAATTTAGTATGTGCGTCAACATATTCATTGCTCAACAACACATACTTAAAAGATTTCATATATTCTCTAACATAATCAATTGTCAATTTCTTACTCATTTCTCCACCTCCACGAAAGATTGAGGGTTGAGAGTGTTCGTGGCACCCTCATCCAAGACCGGCCAGATCCTTACCCCCCTCATTTAGAAAACACCCAAACCACGTTCCCACAGTCAAAAATACGGGTCATTCCGTTGTCGTTCATATTCTGTACTTCCGTGCGCTCAGGGTTGAAAATCTCAAGTTTATCTTTGAGTACGTTTTTGCGATAGTTGAACCTATGC